CATGCTTCTTCCATCTCTGCTGCCGCTGCCATCTTCTGCAGTGAGTGAACAATGGTGCTGTGATCGCGGTTCATAATCCGGCCTATTTCTGTGGTGGAATATCCCTTCTCACGCAGCATGACAACGCACTTGCGCCTTACCTTGACTAATGGCCCAAACCTACTTTTGCCTAAAATATCTTCCAAAGTGAAGCGATGCTCTTTGGCGATAACTTCAATGTCAGCTAAATTCTGTTCTCTGGGCGTCATGATTCCTCGTAATCCTGCTCGGAAAAATAATTATGCGTCTTGTCGCCTATAAAGCAGTCCGAAAATGAAGTGTTATTGATGCTTAGTGTAGTCTTCATGGCTTCTAACGCCTTTACCTTCACATAATCGTCAGTCGGCGCGTTTATGATGGCGCGTATGAGGTCGCCGATATTGTCAACGGTGTCTCTGTCGTGACCTATTTTAATTCCTAATTCCATTTTATATCTCCTTAATAAAAATTCCGTCAATCATCTTACCCTTGCGGTCTTTGATTTCGTGCCATGCGTGAACAACGCATTCTTCAATCTCTAAATCCTTTTGCGCTGCCAGGATGGTAAGCACAACGAAGGCATCACCGATGCTATCCATGAATTGCTCATCTTTGCCCTTGGCGATTGCTTCAGCCAGTTCGCCTATTTCTTCAATCAGCTTAACGAACTGCGATTGCACGGTGCTACCTTCAATCAGGTTGCGGTCTTGCGCCCATTGGCGGATTAGGTTTGCGTGCAACATTAGATTTTGCCATTCTTGATGAATCGACCAGTTTTAGGATCGCGCAAAACCGCGTTCTCCCTCCAAGCCATTAGCTCGGCACGGTCAACCAGATTGTCAGACCAATCTCTCGTCCACCTGTTGTGCCAGAAGTTAGCGCGCTTGATGGCGAGCCGTAGCACGAACAGGTTAAACAGTTGCGCTGCTACCATTAGTGCAATTATGATTTCTTGATGTGTCATTTAACCCTCCAATAATTCACGAGAACGCATTTCTTCGTAACGATAGTCCGCCTCGTTCTCTCTATGGTCGGACTCCGTTTGCCAAAGTATCTCCTGCAATGTGCCAGCAGGGTCTTCATCGTAATCAACAATAGCGGTCAGCAGTTCAATCTCCTGAGCGTCGCTAATGCCGAAAGTATTGCTGTTAAGGATTGCTGCGTAACCCGATTGCTGCCATTTTGCTTTCTGGCGCTTATGTTCTTCGGTGTAAGCGTTTAGTGCGTCGATAGCGTCTTGCGCTAGTTGTGTGAGGCTCTTGCTCATGCGTCTTGCTCCACAAAATCAGGGCATAGCAATGCCTGTGTGACGATGGCGGCAGCGCAATCTTCTGCGCTTGCATAGCGTTCTGTAAATTCACGGCCCAGCGCATCAGCGCAAGCATCTAGAAGTATGTTGCTTGTGATGATGTATTGGCGGGGATCAGCGCACGTTTCAAACTGGCCAGCGCGAATCTGCTTTGTTAAAAGCCCGTCGATGCGTTCAAATTGAGACAGGGTGATGCTCATGCTGCATACTCCATAGCCATGCCTAGTGATGGGCAAGTGCGAACGTGCTTGCCGTTGACGTAGACGTAGAAGTCAGATCCATAGTCTTCGATGACTTCCCAAATTTCGGTGCGTGATGTTTTATGAACCAATTTCATTGTCAGTCTCCTACTGGCGGGGAATATCCCCTTGCTGATGCACCCTTATAAAAATAGCCTTTAATTCTGTAAAGCGTTTTTTTCATTTAATTACGCTTTTTGTCGTTTTGCGTGTTCAATGGCTTCTATCGCCCAGGCTTCGGGTGCGCCTTTGTATCGCCCCTTATCCCAGTTCTTGCGTATATCATCCAGTGATATCTTTCCTGATTGATAGCGGATCAGGTCGCACATTAAGTCAGTGGCTGCGCTCTTGGTCACCTTACTATAAATTCGCCATCGACAATCCGAAGGTATCCGCGATCTTCGGCAATGCGTAACCAACGCTCTGGCTTGTCTGATAGCTCGACAGGCTCACCGCAGTGTAGTGACATAATAAATTCTTCGAACCTTGCTTGCGTGTGATTAGAACAGATTCGCAGCGCCTTATCTTTCTTCGTGGTTCGCGGAGTGTATCCCTCTAGAATGGCGAGGCACTGGCGAGGCGTTGGGAACCAATCAAGCTCCTTGCAGACGCGCTCAGTCATGTAGCTAAGGGCTTCTTTCGTGTAGCCACCAAGAATCCGTGCATAGACTGCCGTCCGCATCTGTCCGCTTTGCTCGTCGGTGTTCTTGCTTGGCAGGGTTGCCTCAATAAACTGAAGCTGCTTGGCAAGCTCTTTGGTTTCAACTGGGATGTTCTCAACAGGCATCGCTAACGCAATCGACCGTAGCTCATCGCATTCAGCTACCGTGAGATCAGAACGGGTCATCAGATCGTCCATCCGCGACGTATCGAAGTGCTGCGGCAAAGCCGTTTTGGTTTCTAGGCTGACCAGTTGTCCGATTTGTTGTGCCATTCTTCTTTCCCTCTACCCAATCTGATTTGAATCCCTGCCATCCTCGTTCAATGGCTTCCGTGATTGCAGCCTCCAGCGTCCATCCCGCCAGCGCAGCTTCACGCTCAATGCCTTTCAATGCTGTTTCAGTGAAAGCAGCTTTGCGATGGTTCTTCCAATCCTTCCAAAGCTGATCACAAAATCCATCAGGCTTAGCAGCGGAAACGCCCCTGCGCTTTGCTGTTAATACGTTAGTATTAACTTCTGTATCTGTATCTGTATCTGTCTCTTGGCCCGTTACTGAAACGTTTCGCTCCCGTTTCATAGCGTTATGCTGCTGTTTTTCCCTGTATTTTTTTACACGGTTTGTGCTGTTATCGCTTTTGTATTGCAACTCATCCCAAGCAACTGGAGAAAGGTTTTCATCCACCAGATTTACCTCTTGCAAGCGCCTTCCAATCTCATCTAGTTCACGCAACTGCACGCCTAACTTGACGGCAATTTTTCGTGATCGAAGATTGTCATTTGGCGTATCCAGAAGGCCATCAGCCTTTAGGCAGCATAGAGCAACAAAGTGCCAGCGATCCTCAAAAGCTAACAGGCGCAGCTTTTCGTCATCAACTATTCGGTGATATAGTCGGAACCATTGAAGGCCACTCATGACGCAAACTCTTGCGCGATGGTTCTGTGGCGTGTATTACTAAACATAGCGATGCCTTCCTTGACTAGGCGTTGTTAGAGCGGGTCGAGTGCTTTATGTGCTTTCAGCATTCCCCGCTCGCTCTCCTATAACCGAAAACACGCATTTATAAAAGAGAATTTTGGCAGCATTGACCGACGCGCTTTTCCAACGTATTTGCGCGGCTTGGTACTCCTTACCGAACAAACTGGGTGGCTTAGGTCACCCTTTTTTTATTTGGTTTCACGAAGCTGGTGGTGAGGGAATAGCGCGATAAAGATAGCGCGGCGCAAAGGCCAATCCCTGACAACGACGCCCTTCACATCTTCAGTCACATTGATTCCCTTTTCGACATATTCAAAATCTGATTTGTAACCAACGCGACGACCATTGCCGTGTTTTACTTGGCGACCATTGATGACGAACCAGTATTGAGGGTGGATGATTAGGTCACTGATAGCCCCAGCCGCTTGCAGATCGTGTAGCTCATTGCAGCGCACAGCCTCCCGTTTACTGTCATGAGTATGGCCAGCCCTGCATTGCGATTTGACAGCGCGATACTTTCCGAATCGCCTCATGCGTTAAGCTTCTGTTCTATTAGGCGATCCAGTGCGTCATTTGCTGCAAGCCATGCGCCTAGCTGTGGTTCGGTGCGTCCACTTTTCCAATTCGATAGCGTGACACGGGTGATCCCAGCCTCAATCGCTATCTTGCAAGCCCTGATTTTATGCGTCTTTGCGTAGCCAAAAAAGTTCGCAACTTCATTCTGTACCTGGGTCATATTCAACTTTCTTTTGGTTGTTTGTAAAAAACGCTTTTAATCTTCTGCAAATTAGTTACAAGGGGTTTGGCAAATAAAAGGAGATACCACAATGCCAGTGCATAAAAAAATTAACGAAGCGCGGATTGCTTTCCACGCATTGCCGCTGAAAAAGTCCGGCCATAACACGTTTGCTGGATATAAATATTTCGAGCTTTCCGACTTTGTGATTCCAGCCCTTCGCATTTTCAATGATGTCGGATTGTGCGCGGTTATCAGTTTTTCGGAAACTACAGCGTCGATGCACATTGTCGATGTTGAGGATGGAACGCAGGTTATCATTCATAGCCCAATGGGTTCAGCTAATCTTAAAGGCTGTCACGAGATACAAAACATCGGCGCTTGCGAGACATACAGCACCCGCTACCTTTGGACAGCAGCCCTTTGCATCGTCGAGCATGACGCTTTAGATGCTACCACGGGCAAAAGCGAACCAGCGCCACGGGTTAAGTTTATCAATTCCCTCCAATTTGATGAATTGCAAAAGCTTGTGGATTACACCCGCACCGATTTGGCTTTGCTTTGCAAGCACTACAAAATCGAAGCACTTGATGAATTGCCGGAAAGCCGCTTCGATGCTGTTAAGGCCGCTCTGGAAAAGAAAATCGAATCATGACCGATATTGGACACAACCAGCCGCCGCCAGTTGACGCGATGGGCTTGCACGTGGATGACTTGTTCCAATTGGCATCAGACACCTTAGCTGGCGTTGATGCAGTTAAAAACGATGAACAGGATGCCGCGCTTGATGGTTTGCTTGATGATTTTCGCAAGGCGAGGAAAGACGCCGACGAATATCGTGCAGCGGAAAAACGACCACATGATGAAGCGGCTAAAGCTGTGCAAGCAAAATGGAAGCCGCTACTAGACCGCTGCGATATGGCAACAGCCGAGATTAAGGCAAAGCTGACACCATATCGCAATGCCAAAATTGCTGCGCGTGAAGAAGCTATACGCATTGCGCGTGAAACTGCCGAGCAAAAGCAGAAAGCCGCACAGGATGCGCTTAGGCAATCAGATGACTTGGAAGCCCGTTTTGCCGCCGAGGAACAGCTTAAGCAGGCCACAATTCTAACGGCGGCGGCAAATCGCGCTGACCGCTCCGCAACTGGTCTTAGGACTATATGGGTTGCCCAAATCACTGACCGTCGCGCTGCCCTAAATCATTATTTACGCGAACAGCCAGAAATGTTTGAACGCCTTATTCAAGACCTTGCAGATAAGGATGCGCGTAACGAGGCAACCCGCCGCAACATTGCAGGCGTATCATTTATTCAGGAAAGGAAAGTTTAATGTCACAGAACGACAGAATTTTAGATCACTTGAACACCGTTGGGCCTATTCGCCCAATGACAGCATGGAATGATTTGGGCATCTATCGCCTAGCATCGCGGATTAATGATCTGCGAAAGGCTGGGCATAAGATTAAAACCAAGAAGGTTGAGGTGGTCAATCGCTGGGGCGAATCATCTTACATTGCTGAGTATAGCTTGGAACTTGAAGATGCTGCCTAATCGCATTGCCAAGAAGCCTAAGCGGACAGCGCGGTGGCGATCCCAGGGGCATCTAAACTTCATTCGATCGTTCCATTGTTCTATCAAGGGGTGTGAACAGATGCCGATTGAATGCGCTCATGTTCGCTATGGCAGCGGTGCAGGGATGGGACAAAAGCCAGATGATTGGCGAGTAGTTCCATTATGCCGTGAACATCACAGCCAGCAGCACACAGTTGGCGAGCAGACGTTCTGGAAGGGCATCGACATAGAGGCTTTGATTGAAGCCTTCTGCAAAGCCAGCCCGAAGGCGCGTGAGATTAAAGAGGCTCAAAGCCAATGACGCAAACAGTTTGGCTTCGCGGTGAATATCAAAGGCGATTGGCTCACCAGTTAATCGACAAGGCGCCAATCAATGCGGTGATTAAAATATCTCCCGAAGAACGATCCGTGAGCCAGAATGACAAAATGTGGGCAATGATCTCAGACATTAGCAGGCATAAGCCAGAAGGTCGTACTCATGTGCCTGAAGTCTGGAAAGCAATCTTTATGGCAGCTTGTGGACATGAAGTGCAGTTTGAGCATGGTTTGGATGGTCGCCCATTTCCGATAGGCTTTAGAAGTTCTCACTTGACAAAATCACAGATGTCAGACCTTATAGAATGTATAATTTCATATGGTCAACAACATGGAGTGATTTGGAGTGATGGAATTGAGAAATATTGACGGAACCTTTGCAAGGGGTTCGCAGCACTTAATCAGGCATGGAAAGGCCAAAACAAAAATATACAACATATGGAATGCAATGAGGGATAGATGCCAAAATCCCAACAATGTAGCATATAAAAACTACGGTGGAAGGGGAATTAAAGTTTGCGAAAGTTGGAGTGATTTTTCTAATTTTTATGCAGACATGGGGGAGCCAAGTGATGGCCTAACCTTAGATCGAATTGATAATGACGGAAATTATTGCAAAGATAATTGCCGTTGGATTGGCCGATCTGAGCAAAGCTTAAATAGGCGAAATGCTGTAAAATTAACAATTAATGGCGAAACATTGTCTGTTTCTCAATGGGCGGAAAAAAGCCCAGTTTCCGCAGGCACAATTTACGCACGACTTAAAAATGGCTGGGCGCACGATTTGGCTGTTTTTTCAAACAAAGTATCTCGCTTGGGAATACCCAGAGGCAAGATGCTTAGAGATTTTCAACAACACAACGTAAAATGGAGTGAAGAATATGAGTGGTAATACAGACGATATGCTGCGCCTTTTGATCGAGCGCATTGAGCGCATGGAAGAAGAAAAGAAGGGTGTGGCTGATGACATTAAGGATGTTTACAGCGAGGCAAAGTCTCACGGATACGATGTTAAAATCCTTCGCGCTGTAATCCGCCTTCGCAAAATGGAAAAACACGAACGGGCAGAATATGAAGTCCTGCTTGAAACATACATGAATGCCCTGGGAGGTTAAGCCATGACACAGCAAATTATAATATCAGGAAACGTAGGCAAAGATGCGGAGCTACGGGACACTCGCGACAGCAAGGTTCTAAGCTTTAACGTAGGCGTCAAGAACGGATTCGGCAAAGATGCTGGCAGCGTTTGGTATCGGTGCAGCTTGTGGGGAAAAGCGGCTGAATCATTCTCTGGAAGTCTAAAGAAGGGAACCAAGGTGTTTATCACTGGCGATCTTGTTCATGACGAATACGAAGGCAAGCCACAGTTCAATGTGCGCGTTGGCAGCATTGATACAGCGCCGAAATCGGAAGCTGGAGCATCAGCGCCAGTAAGTCAGAATCAACATACTACGTTTGATGATGATCTTGATGATAGTGTCCCGTTCTGATGGAAAAGGGACGCAGCATAGATCGAAATCCAAAATTCAATTTTGAGCACAGGAGAAGTCACCAGGCATACGTTCAAATGGAATGGATCAGTAAGAGATATTCTGACAGCACAGTGGAAGCCAGCAGAGCATTGCTAAAGGCACAGCTTCTTGCAGGGCAGCATACACTGGATAAGAAGCGTTTTGTGGATGTTGCCAAGCATCATGGCTGGCTTTTGCAGATACCACAGAGATTGCTTTTGTGACGGAAAAGGGCGGGTTTGCATTGTGCAGCCCGTCTTTTTTTATGCATAATGAAAAAAGGGCTTTACATATAATTAGGGCGTTTCTATAAGAGGTCATCAGCAAAACAGCGCACGGGCAATTTCGCCCATCCAGAAGGAGGTCGCTATGTTTTCTTTTTCGCTTTCTCAGGCTTTTGAAGCCGCAACTCCAGCAGCTTGCAAGGCTTTGGTCGCGCAAGGCATTAACTTCACTGTTGCGGTCGAGAATGACCGTGGCGAGTGGTTTCTGCTTCATGCAGACGATGTATCCCATGCCATGAACTTGGCACGAAATTGGGTTGATGTAATGGGTGCGCGAGGCGCTTCAATCTGGCGCATTTTTAAAGATGGGATTGCTCCCAAAAAATGCAGCTTGGTTCAGCCAGAAATTGAGTGGGAGGCATAAAATGACTAAAATAACAAAAATTCAATTATGCTTCGCCCTGATGTGGCTAGGGCTTGTTGCTTATGCTTTCCTTACAGAAATGCCAGAGTGGTCATGATTAAGCCAGCACAAGCAGCCCCACTGGGTAAGAAGCACCGTGTGTCATCTGATAGCGCATGGCCATTGCGAGGCGTGGACGGAAAGACGTTTGCAGAGCGCCGCAAGGAACAGGAGCAAAGCAAATGATTAAGACCCAACACTGCCCCAACTGCGAAGCCCAAGCGGCAGAGATCGAACGGCTGCGGGTCGAAGCAAAGGCGCAGTTCGATCGGGGCTATTACGACGGCTGCGCGAACCCGATTGTGCGGCACGATGCGCTGCCACCTATCGGCAGTGAGGGTAGATACAGCCATGAAGGCTTGAGTTCACGCTGCGCTGTAATTGCCCACGTAGAGGGATGGCTAGAGGTGAGTTTTTTTGGCGACGGCTCAACAGCAGTAATCCGCCCCTCACGTTTTAAGGAAACAACATGACAGACGATTTAGTGCAGCGGCTGCGGGAAGCGCAGTGCCCTGACAATATGGGCTGCAATCCGTTGGCAAAATACTGCCAGTGTGTCCAGATGGATGAAGCTGCCGAACGCATCGAGGCACTAGAGGCAAGGTTGGCGGAAGCGGACGCCTTAATAGAAAAGGCGCGTGCTGCGATGGTGTTTGACAAATCGTGGAACGTCGATGCCTATATTTTAGTCCCGCAATTCGACGCATATATGGAACAAAGCAAATGACCGATAAACCCCTATCCAGATGGCAGAAGGGATTTAACAGCGGGGTTGAAGAAGCGGCTAAGGCGCTAGAAGCCGACGCCAAGCTATGCGACTGCGCTGCACTAGAAGAACGCGAGTGCGCTTGTGGCGCATGGTGCGAGTGGAAAAGCATTACATCCGCAAGGGCGATAGAGATCGTCCGCGAACTAAAGGATATCCCGCCACCCGAAGGTGACGGGTATTAGATTAAGTTAGCCAGCCAGATATTGCGCCAGCGCCGTTGCTACTGCGCCGATAATAGTAAGCGCACCAGCAAGCTTGGCTTTCCAGCCGAGTACAGGCTTTGGCTCAGATTCCATAGGCAGGATTTTACCTGCAGCTTGTTTCAGAATCGCTTTTTCAGCTTCTTTCTTCAATACGCTTTTCAAGTCCATCTTCATTCTCCTTAAAGCCAAGAAGCATATTTCTTGGTTTTCAGTTTGCGGTCAGCCAACCCATGCGGATTTTTGCTGCCGTTAATTCTGGAACTCAGCGCGAGGATTGCAGCATCGCCTGTGCCTTGGTCGCAGATGCCCCACAGCTTGTTCTTGTCGAAGAACCATAGGGCCGATTCAAAGCATAGCTCACCAGCCACCAGATCAGGGTTAGTCATTACATCAGGGCGTCCGATATAGTCGGAGAACGCCTGATAGTTAGCTTTGCCTGTAAGTTGCAGCGCACCACGACCACGATACTTCCAGCCATCACCTGAAGCCTCGTCACCATTAGCCATACGGTTAGCATAGGCACGATTGGCTATTTTTTGCGGTTGACGTTCATAGGCGCGAGCCAGCGCGTCAGTCTGGAAATACTTACCAAAGATGCCGCGAAGCCCTTTGGCTCCGTAGTTGAGGTTTTCGCTGAACGCTTTGAAGTTGCCCGATTCATGCGCCGTTTGAGCAAAGAAATGTGCAGCCCGATTAGGTGATAGTTTATAAAAAGCCGCAGCCGCCTTAAGTGTACCAGGGCCGAACGCACCATCTGCGGTTACTCCGATTTTCTGTTGAAGGTTAATCAAGCTCATTTGCCAGCCTCTCTCCAGTTAGGAAAATCTTCTTCCGTAACTTGCCCATCGCCGTTGATGTCATAGCGCAAATCTGCTCTATATTTCTCCCAAGGCTCTAGCTCATCATCGTCATCATCTTCAGGCTCGTCGATAAAGACTGTGCCTTGTGGATCGTCATAAGCCTTTGGTGCTACCACAGGAGTCAGTTCAAGCGGCGCTTCTGGTTCTGGCGCTGGCTCTGGCTCTTTGTCACGCGCATTGGCGTTTAGGCTCAAGCCACCAAGTAAGCCAACAAGCGCACCGATGATGGTCTGGAACGCAGGGTTAATCATCTCCAAGACAGCAGTGCTATCCACAACGTCATTAGGAACGAACATCCCAACAACAAGCGCCAGCACAACGACAAGGATAACTGCCGACAGCGTGACGATCGCCACGCGCACAACAAACTCAACGGTGTCATTGATTCCGTCCTGCTTGCTTTCAAAACTATTCAGGAAGCTCATCTTTCTCTCCTTCATCTGGCTTCTTGGGCTTAATCGATCCGCTGCCCTGCCCTGCCATAAGTCCTGCCAATGCCCCGACAATGAACGTCGCTATCGGGTTAATCAGCTTAAAAAACTCCGCATCGTTTGGGGACTGGCCCTCCATTGGCTGTGAAACAAATATCAGCGAGTATAGCACAGTCGCCACGATAAACATCAACGTGAACGACAGGACAACGCCGACAATGAAACGTAGCAGTTCCTCTGGCGACCAATACTTAACCTTCTTCGACAACTTCTTCTTCACCTGTATCTATCAGCCACTCAGTGCAATAGCCCATAGCGATGCAGCGAGGCTTCTTACATAGCTCATCCTGCCAGTTCGCAGGGTCTTGGCAGTCATAGCGGTAGCGATCTTCACAAGCAGCAAGCACTAGCAAAGACGCAATGGTTGCAGCACGCAAATATCGCATACGACCTCCTTAGACGCCCTTTTGCAGCACGCTTACTAGTATGCCGATCAGCAATACAATAATTGTGCCGCAAGCAGATATGCCAAGGCTTTCGATTCGCTTCATACGCGCACAGATACTCTCGTATCGAAATGCACAGACTTGTTCGTGCGTGTTAAGCTGCGCCTGTGTTTCGTCAATGCTAGCCATTTGATCTCACCAATTTGGTTGCAGTGATTAAGCTTCTGCTTCTGGCAGTGCTACTGGTGCGTTCTTAGCTTGTTCTGCGGCATAGGCAGCTACTACATCAGCAGTATGCGTTGCAGCGCAGATTGCCTGCACGCGAGCATCTTCTGCGCTGTAGTCATCGCCTGGGGCGACAACGTGACGATGGAATGTGCCGCTGATCTGTTCGCCATCTTCAAGGATGGCAGTCTTAGTGCGGACTTGCACAACGCCACTCTCAAGGACTTCAATCTTATCGACTACTACATTTTTCTCTAAAGACATTTTCTTTCTCCTGTTTCCAGCCCAGCTATCCCGCCAGACATTAGGTTATTGAATAGTGTGTATTCTAAAAATCTCAGTGCCTGCAAAGTTTGTTCCGTTTCCAGAACGCACAATGACGTTAGGGACTGACAGCGTGGTGTATATGCCGTTGGCAGCAAGAAACGTCGCTGCGGCTTGGTTGGCAGCGGTGACAACAACATACGCGTTAGACGCTACGTTTAGCGTGGTGCTAGGGACAGTGTAGGCTGCGGTAGCCGCGCCCATCGTTGCGTCTGCTACAATGTCTGTGCCGTTATAGCTGTTGCCTTCGCCAAATGATGTGGCGCTAATTGAACCAATGCCAACAGTTGCCGATCCTTCAATGCGGTTATAGCGGTATTTGTTGCCGGTTGCGTTAGTCTCAACAATGCCTTGCGCCGTTACAAACAACTGGTTGTTGTTAACCGCTGAATTTTGCATATACGCTGATGTAATTCCAATCCGCGTATTAGTTATGATATTATCGCTAATGGAAGCTTCTTGAGCCAATATGCCTCCGCCATCAGCATCTAATCGAATGGACGCAGTTGCCGTGGACACTTGTTGGGCAGTCCATGTTACGGAATTATCAGTTACAGTTGCACCTGATGAAGTAGGCCATGTAGGTTCGCTTCCACCCGAAGTACCAGGAACAGATGCGATATAATAATATCCGTTTGGTGTTGTCGGTTTTACCGCCGCAATTCCATATGCCGTCCCTGAAGCCCAAGTAGGTAGATTAGCAATCGGATCAGTCGGCGCAAAGCCATCAAGCACGTTTCCGGTTATCTGGATTTGTTTTGATACGCCAAACGAAGCGTTAAGGTAAATGCCGTCAGTAACATAAACGCCAGCCAAATTACCGCAAAACGCAGTGTTGTTGCGAATCGTTGTTTGGTCAAATTCGCTAGTAGCACCAAAAACAGCGATGGCTCCCTGACCACAATTCAAGAATGTGTTGCCAGAAATGTCGTTGTAGCCACCAAAGCGACAAGCAGCGCCGCCGCCGTAGTTTGAGAAGTTGTTGGTGATCTTGTTGTTTGCGCCATCGCAACGGTAAACAACGCCAACAGTCCCTGTTTGATTTGTGCCTGGGATTGTAGACGTATTACCGATGACGCTATTGCCGTTTACTATGTTGTTGTTGCCATTCAAATAGGCCAACTTTTCGTATGGCTTCTCAGCGATGTTTCCTTCGACAATGGAATCATTTCCGTCACTGAAGAAAATGCACTGAACGTACATACCGCCGCCAACATCAGGCACAAAATGATTGTTGCTGATGATATGACGATCACCGTCACTAACGCGCACACCGAAATAGGCAGTGTCCGTATATGTCGTAGGGCCACCAGTAAAAGTGTTGTTGATGATTTTGCCGTTGTTCGAACCGACCAAATGCACCCCTACTTTGAAAGGAGTATCTACATTCAGGCCATCAAATACAAAATAGTCGCCTGTGACGCGCATGAGGCTGGGCAGCGTAGCGTCGGTTCCCGTGTTTACCGAATTGGTTGTGCCTTCGCCCTTTAACCCACCATTGCCAGTAAACTTTACGCTATCCGCAGTAACGTAAAAGATTGTCGGTGGGTTAGCTTGGATTGCCCCAAAAGTGGCCTTTACAAACCCGTCAAGGACAACAGTCATGCTTTTGTCAATTTCAATAGCTGCTGTAAGCCCACCGCTAGTGTCTATGTCATAGTCTAACGCGCTGGTTGGCAAATACAGCGTACCGCCTTCAGGCGTAGCTGCAACGGCTGTTTTAAACGCTGCAAGGTTGGCTGCTGCGCTGGCGCTCGACGAAACACCATAGTCGCCTGCGTTCACCGCTGCGTCTTGGATCATCGAGTAGGTTACTTTGGTCAGCGACATGGCGGTTCCTTAGACGAGGTAAGTCATGGCAAAATATATGGTCGAAACGGCAGGGCTTGTATTACCAAATACTGTTGTACCAGAAACTATGGTAAGTGTTCCAGACGATGTTAGGCTGCTGGAGTTCATGCATCCAGACGCAGGGCCAGCAACAGCATAAGGGATGTTCGTAAATATAACTCCTGGGCCAGCTAGTGCAATTGAACCTGAACCTGACAAAGAACCCGTAATCGTAACTTGATTGCCTACGCGGGTGTATCTTCCGGTGGAACTGAAAGTGCCGGATACGGTAAGGCCACCGCCTTGGTTTGGCGTCCAAGTGCCTTCCTCATAGTCATTCAGCAATTCGCTGGTCATGCCAGCAGCGTGCGTGTTTGCGCTGAAGTCGATGCCTTTGCCAGCAGTCTGAACCACAAGATTTTGATTTGTGTCGATATAAAAAGCGCGGATTGAGCCAGTATAAAAGTTCAAGTTGGCTGCGCCGGATGCGCCGATACCCAAAGGGCGTGTGCCAGTGGTAAAAAGTTCTGCCTGACCAGTCGCAAAAGCAGCGCCTCGTCCTATAGTTGCGCCCGATCCTGTATACGATACAGCGCCTTCTGTGTTTGGCATCGTTATGGATAGCGCGGATACGGCACGCCCTGCTGTAAGGTTAGCTACAGATACCTGATCGGTATCTCCACCCTGCACAATCGGCAATACTTCCGTACCAGCCAACGGCGTTGTTGCAGCGGGTAATGCAGATATTTTTTTGTCAGCCATGAGTTATATCCTTAATGTTACGGCGCAACAGCTACACCAAACGGTGCAAGCGTGAATTTAATTGCGGCGGAACCGCCAAAGTTGTTGGTTACAGTAATTTGATTTGCTGCCGTTCCAGCGACGGCTACTCCTGCGCTTGCGACTATATTGGTGACGCTAATGTTTGCACTGCCGTCACCGCATATTAAATACACACCTGGCGCGGTTAGGTTGAACCCAGAATACAAAAACAGCAGTTGCGGACGCCGAGGTGTTGGGACGGTAATTACAAATGTTGCCCCATTTGCAATGCTTGCAGATGTCCCGCTTGTTTCTTCAAAGGAAACAGTATTTACAAATTGACCGCCCAGATCAACGCGTGCTGTTCCAGTGTTTGTAGGGAATGTCAGGCCGTTGGCAAAACCAGATAATTGGCCGTTTGTTTGGTACACAGAGCCAAGCGCAACTTGAGGCGTTTGCGATGCATCCTCACCACCTAAGCATACCAAGCCAACATTAGCGCCGCCCGCCGTGTTAATTTTTGCTGCCGTAAAATTGCAGTCAAAGAATTGCGACCGAGTATTTAAGTTGTCTAAATCTCTGGTGTTAGACTCAAATGCACAGCCAAAAAACGTGTTGGAGTTATTGTCAGCGCCCGACACAGCGTCGGTAGCAGCAATTTTAATAGCTGTTGGCGTTGCGTTCGGTGATGTCCCCGTATTGACGGCTTCAAAACTTAACGCATAAAATTTGCAAGTGTCAGCAGCGTCTATCTGAACGCCAGTATTGGTGGATTGACCAATACGAATATTCATGAAGCTGTTTCTGTTTGCTGGGGACGAACTTGCATTTGTCCCGCTACGCAGCCAGATTCCGCGTGTACAATAAAGGAATTGCGTGTCTTTTAAGATGTTATACCAGCAACCGCTATCAGCGCCGCCGACATCAGGCCCAGCTTTAAGGACAAAGCCCTCTGCACAGTTGAGAACATAGAGACCAGAAAAAATGTTGTATAGCTGAAACGTCAATGATGTGGTTTGCGTAATGCTTTCAGGTACGCAACCCAAACCTATAACGCCAGTGTTTCCGTCTGCATCAAGCGACATATCCCTGACGCTGCCGTGGCTATCGCAGAAGCGAACGATATACATACCATTGCTGCCAGCCTTGAGAACCGTAGAGCGGCCTTGTCCTTGCAATACAATGCGATCAGTAGTCCCGTTCGGGGCTGTATAGGGGACAAGCAGACCGTTTAATTCTGTGTCGCTTCCTGCTACACCATTCAGTAGATACGTGCCTTCTGGAAACAAAACTGTTCCGCCACCAGCAGCCAACACTGCGTCAATAGCACTTTGACAGGCGGCTCTATCATCTGTCACGCCATCGCCAGTAGCGCCAAAATCCATGACCGAAACGGTTTGCTCTAGCTTTGTCTGAACAGTCTGTGCGGTGGCCCCAGGGAAGCTTGCAGTGTAGCTAATGGCAGTGGCGTTACCAGTGTTGATTACGCCAGTTTCGTTCGTCATTACCTCAATGCTGGAACTCAGCGGTGGTGCGATTGAGAACGTAATGGTGTTACCAGACAGCGTGTAACTATCCTTTTCCTGATAGACACCATTGATGAATACGTTAGTGGCAAGGATAGTGCTAGGCGATGCCGACAGAACGAAGTCAACCTCAACGCCATCACCAACAAAGTCGTTCTTGACAACGGACGCAGATACAGCGGCAGGATCGAAGCCATAGCCCACAGGACTGTAGAGAACGAACTCCTCGCGCTTGTTGCGGATGGTGATCGAGAACTCGCCAGCAGTGTAAAGCAGGGCTGGCGTGCCGTTACGATACGCATAGCCATTGCTTGTGCGGATCGGCTGAGTGGCTTCGATTGTAAGGTTGGCGTCCCAGTAGACCTGAATCGGATTCTGTTCAGGGTCTTGGTTGATTGCACCGATATACAGGTATCCGTCATCCAGAGGCGTACCGTCTAGATCAGTGAATATTGGGTAAGGGCCAGTAACTTGAGTAAGTGCCATTAGAACTTAATCCCTTGCGTCTTTGGGCTTATAGCCGAAATTATGTTGTAGCGAAAGGTCATTGTGGCATTTCTACTGTCGGCGGTGCTAAAGTCGCTTCTGGCCCAACTGCTTCAGTTGCAAGAACTGGAGCGGTAACCGCTGGAGCAGACTTTACCACGTTCATCAGATAGTCTTTAGCCTTGTCGCCCTTTATACCGATGGTTGAAATGAAATCGCGGAATGGCTTGCTCATTGACACCTTATTGATTGCTCGATCAGGCGCATCGCCTTTTGTAGCTACATCGTTAAGCAGTCCTTGGAACTCAGGGCTAGAAAACATTTTGCCAGCAGCGCGAATAGCATCTGGACTACCCTTTGACATTGCGTCCATAACCTCTGGCGTAAGTAAACCAGCACCAGGAACCAAGCCCATAGCGCCACCTACCGCACGTTTTGCCAATGTGCTGTCCATTATACGAGCAATGATGCCTTCAGCGTTTAGAGATTCCACCAGTGCTTGATTAGCTTTGCCCGTGGTCAGGACGTTAGCACGAGCCTCAGTGATGCGCTTTGATACCTGATACAAGTCACGGAGCGTATCAGATGCTTTAGGGCCAAGGGCTTGCACGATTTCCTTGTATACTTGCGGATTGGCACGAAGCTTTGGATAGATGTCCGCAAACTCTGAGAAACCAAAGCCGCCTTTTTCAGCACCACGGGTTGAGCGTGTGACAGATGCAAGCGCAGTAGCCACAACTTCTTTGCGAAGATCGTCAGGAACAGTTTTCATGAGCCGCGCAAAGTCGCCAGCCTCACCCTTTGCGCCACTAGTGATAGCTGAACGCATCTTGTTGGCGATACCACCTTCAAGGTCTGTACCGAAAGCATTGACAATGCGGTCACCCAATGCACGCTCTTTTGCGTAGATAAGGTTAGCGCCACGCAGTTCCCGACGAACTTCTTCGCCAGCGACACGGCTTACGTTGTCTAACTGGTCAGATGCCAAGGCAGCATACAGCCTTTTCAGCGTTGCTTCGTCCATTGAACCATAGGGTGATTCTTGGCGCTTCAATGCCTTGCCAATCAGATTCTTTTCACGAATCAATCGACCATAGGTAATGTCGCCGCCGCCAGCTTCGCCCGTCTGGAACAATGCCAGCAGTTTCTTTTCTGGCGCAGTCATGCCTTCTTGACCAACTTCGCCAGCAATGTCTGTCAGGGTGGTGAACAAGTTATCTAGCTGCACAGGCGTTTGCTTTGGAACAGCAGCATCAACGCGCTTGTAAATCTCACCAGCTTGGTCATTTAATTCCTTGCGGGTGGTTGTTAAGCTATCCTTCACGCGCTGAGACACAACGCCTGGAGCAATCGCGCCTTCAACGAACTGTGCGTCAAACTCACGCATGATGTTATCGGCTTGATCGACAGCGTTAGAAACAGACGTTCTGAATCCAGCCTCTGCCTCACTGCCAGCAAGAGAGCGCGTCAATCCAATGGCTGCACGCACTTGTGGGTTGTCAGAGAAAACGTCAGCAGGAACATCAATGCCAAGACGCTCTGCCGCTGCTTTTGCTTCAGGATTGATTTGCGCTTGTTCAGCTATCTTGATTTGAGCGTTCTTTGCCGCTGCATTCGTGCCAGACGCTTTGTTAATCAAAGTGCCAAGTTCAGCCGCAGCTTCTTCTGGCGCAACAGCAGCAACTGGTGGAGCAACAGCTTCAACAGGAGCGGCCATGCCAGCAGCGGGAACCTCTGGGGTTATACCAGCTACAGGCACTTCACCAGCCGCAGTTCCACCACCGCCTAAGAAACGCTGCGCTAATGCACCCGTTCCTGCGCCAGCAGTAAGGCCCACAACGGCTGGCAATGCGCGTTCCAAGATGCCTGCATCTGGAGCAGCTTCACCAGCGCCATATAGACCACCGTAGATACCGCCACGCAATGCTTCACCAGCTATAGTTCCACCAGGGCCTACACGCGAAAGCGGCGACAGTGCGCCACCAATAACTTCACCAGCCATTGTGGTGATTGGGAATTCTTGTTGGGCAAATTCACCAGCCGCTTGAAGCCGCGCAGCCGCAGCAGGATCGACCAATGCTAATGCTTCTTCAGCAAGATTGCCAGTCAGTCCACGAATTGAACCAGCCGCCAATGCTGAACCCATACCTGGGCCAGCGCCTTCACGAACGCCTGAACGATTTGGAGTCCACCTAATTTGACGGTTAGGATCGCTTCGCAGAGCTTCAATGGTTTCAGGCGGCAAAGGCTCAGTGCCTAACTGAATGGCTAAGGCATTAACTTCCTCAATAGACTTACCGCTTTGCCATGCGCCTTGAAGAAGGCTGGCAATCTCAATATCACGGTCTGTAGCTATGCGATTGCCTTGAGCCACTTCTAATGCTGGAACGCCTCTTGGCCCAGCTTCAGGTGCAGCAGCAGCCGCTTGTTGAAACAGTGGTTTAATAACGTTGTCAAATTCTGTAGCCAAAGGCCCAGCTTGAAGACGCGCTGCCTCAATCGCTCGATTTAAGCGTTGATTTTTGACTTCGATTTCCTGAGGTGTATCGCCATACTGCGGGAAATACGAAAGAGTCTGACCAATAAGCTGCTCACGATTGTAAGCCGCGCCAGTGCCAAGCGTTAAGAGGCCATCAAGAATATCAACTTGTGCGTCGGTAATTGTGCGTCGTTCTGGGCCTGCAAGACTGCGGGTAACAACGCCTTCACCAAGAACATTGCGTGATAGTGTCTCTAGGAGTCCTGCTTGCTGCGCTTCTGGCTCTGTGGAGATGACGTTTTGAATGTCGTTTGCGCCACCAGCAATTCGGCTTAGCAAAGTTAGAACCTTGCTTTGCGCCTCTGTAGGCTTTGCATCTTGCTTAACGTCTGGATCAGCGGGGCCACCTGGAATGAACTCTAATGTTCCTTCCTCGGTAAACTTAAAACCACTTGGTGCTTTTTCGGGCTTTTCTGGCTTCTCTGGGGCGGGAGGCACATAGATGCCACCTGGCACTTGCTGCACCTGATTAGGCTTCGCTACAACAGGAGAGCTATCCCACCAATTTTCTTGAGCAGCCATCAATCAATCTCCAAAACGTCGCCGTGATCCACTAATGTCTGGAGCATTGCCCCAGCCTGGATAAGTTACATGAATTGCGCCTTTGTTGCTAGGTGCAACGCGAGCGCCTGGATACTTTTGCTTTATCAAACTAATCGCCTGAGCCGTTGTCATATTACCAGGCGGTATAAAATCTATCGAGTCACCAGCAGGATGAGAGCCAACAGTTGTCTTTGTTAGACCTTGCGCTTTTAACGACGCCTGATGACTTTTCGTCCTAAAGCCGCTTGTTGGAGTAAAACCTAAAGCGCCCAAATCCTTTACGGGGTTAATATCACTTCCCTTGAAAGTTACTGGTGGCATTGCTGCCACCACCTCCTGGCTTGGTTCTGATTGAACCATCTGGGGCTTCGTATGTCGCACCAGAAGGAAGTCTGTCGAAGTCCGCTTTTGTAGTTGGCTTAGGCAGTGGGCCTTTTTGCACATTGGTGGGCATAGGCCGTCCGCCCAAGATTGCCTGAAGCTCATCTGGTGTTCCGCTAAAGAAACCTCCATTAGGAAGACTTACGGAAATCTTTGTGCGATCACGTTTCAAAGCTTCTCTGAACTCAGCGCTTCCAGGCTCTAAACCTTCTGCGATTAAGTTTTTAACAATCGTTGTGTCGAGCTTAACGTCTGTACCGAAAATCTTTTCATGCGCCTCACCACCACCATAATTATAAATGATGGTCGATAGCACAGCTTCCCGCGCTTTCGGGTCGGTGGTCGTATTGTATGTTGCCTTAGCCCGTTCAAATGTCTGAGCTAGGTCTGGGCGCTTTGAGTTCTTCAATGCCTCAATGCGCTCATCAAATAGCTTATTCACATCTTCCGGCCTGTTTTCTCGATTGAGAATAAAGGCGGTTTGCGACGCTTCAAGAATCGCTTTTTGGTCACCTTCGCCCATCGTCTTGCGATAGCCTTCGACTTGCTCTTTCGCCTCTGGGTACTTCAGATAGAAGCTAGCAAAAGATTGCGTGTCTGGCTTTTCCATAAGCGCAGCCAAATCCGTTTGAAGGCTTTTCTGCCTTTCAATTTTTGTTCGACGATCTTGCTCGGCACGCTGTAGCGCAACAGACTCCAAGAACATCTGCCTTGGATCAGAGGCAATGGAATAATCTCTAGCCACTAAAATAATCCCTTAGCTATGCCACTAGCGCCACCCAATATGTCGCTAAACATCTTGCCACGCGCCAAAGCTCCACCAGCCTGTGCTTCGCCACGTTTGCCAAGAAGCTCTGCAATGCTACCAGCAGCCTCCATGCCAGACGCACCAACTCCAGCAGCAGAACGCTGTCCTAATTGCGTCATGCCGCCCAATCGCCCGTATTGCTGTTCAAGGAACTGATTCAGCAATTGTGGACGGAACTGAGCCAATGCTCCTTGAACGTTGCCGCCACGAAGTCCGCCAGTTGCAGATGCTTGCTGCAATATGGCTTCTTCACCCTGCTGTGTGAGTGCTTGAAAGAGTGGGCTTTGCTCTTGTCCTGATACATAAGCTTGTTGCGCTTCTGGGCCAGCAAGACCTAAAGCCGCCATCTGCGCTTGCAGGGCAGGGCCACCAGCCTCAGTGTATGGTTGCAGCAACGTCCGCAGTTCTTCGCGTGCGGCACGGGTCTCATCGACGCCAGCTTGGAGCGATGCAGCCTCAATGTTAGAAGCTTTCTTCGCCGCGCTTCCCTTTATTAAAGAGCCGCCGATGCTGGTCGCGGCAGCAATACCAGTTACTGGATCAGGCATTAGACATTTCCCTCATATACTCATCAAGGCTTTCGCCATAAAGCTTTAACACAACATGACCTATTTCCATAGCAGCCTGCGTACCGTGAACCAGTTGCACTGTTGCCAGAACAATATCATAATATCCAGCACGCCAAACAAAGCTAGTAGCGCAGGCTTTTCCTGCCAACTCAACCGTATCGGATGCCTTCCACTTTAGAATCGCAGTGCTGACCAGTGGTAGCAACACGACCATATTAGTCTGATAGAACGTATTAGATGGCAAGCCTACCAATGCGTTCCAGATTGCCATGTCAGCTTCGTCACGGTCTATCTTGTCGCCGTCAACAATGTCATCGAAAAGCTGAACGACTTGCCACAAAGCGATAAGCCATTCCACAGCGTCTTCGGGCAAGTCTAAAACTTCCACAAAGTTCCGACGCAACCAGTATTCAGGCGTTCCGCTTTTAAGCATATTAAGCTCTCATGCTATTGAGCCACCGGATGCTCTTAACGCTCGGTGGCTGCACCATATCACAATCAATCTTCAAATTCAAACTCACGTTCTTCATGCGCTTGGCAGGAGCGAAGATCATGACAGATGAACTCAAACTTATGACAGTAGCCACGGAATCCAGCGTCAACATCCCACTCGTTCCAAGGTATCTTGTCCATCTTGGCTTGTGTCAATGTGCTGTTGTCGTAATACTCGCAGTTGGAGCAGCGGCGGCGACGGGCTTCAGCCTCATCGACTTGCATAGCTACACCCAAGGCAACCCAGTATTCAGGGTTAGCGCCCTTCTCGTTGCTGGGGTTTTCAGGGCCAAGCATCCAGTCCTTGATGACCATCGCTGTGTTCTTCTTGTTCTCAGCGGTAGTGATGAATGGTTCGCTTTCGCGCATACCCGCGAAGCCTTCAATCATAATCATTGGCTTTTTCATTGTGTTACGAGCCTCCCTGAAGCGCGGATGTTGATTGCTGATGCAGTGCCAGCAATCGTTGAAATGAACCCAGATGCTGGGAGAACGTGTCCGACTAATTCAGGAAACGTATAGGTTTCGGCTGGCTGAAGCGTTTTGGTCTTGACGATAAGGTTGTCGTTTCCAGTGCTTCCAGAAGGGGCAACAAGGTTTACGCTAATCGTTGCCGCGCTTGCGCTGTAATTAGTAGCCGTAAACTTATCGATGATCGTCTGCACGCCAGGGGACGTATATTGCGTTGTCTGGCTGTTCTCTGCTGTCTTAGCAGGAATGATGTTACTAATGGATACGGCCATATCTTATTCCTTAATACAGCAAGTTGTTAAACGAAGCGGCTTGCATTATAACCCAATTTGTGCCGTTTGACACTAGTGTTGCCCAATTACCAGAAACATTAGTCAAAATCGCTGTTCCAGCCGATCCACCGCCTTGTGGAATTACGTTGCTGGAAGCCGAAACAAGGTTCTGATCTTGGTTGTTCTGGAACGTAAGATAACGCCCAGGAAATGTCGCAGCGGACGGAAGTGTCACAGTGCAAGTCGATCCAGACTTGTTATTGATAATCCATGTCTCGCCAATGCCAACCGTGAAGTCGGCTGTCTTGGTGACAGGGATTCCGCCACCGCCAGCAATAACAGAAGACGCAGGAACGTTTTCCCAACGCAACTGAGTGCTGTCATACTGAAGCAAGTCGCCATTCGCCAACCCAGTAATCTCAACGTTGCTGTCAGTAGCGCCAAGAGCGGAGCCAAATGTCGGACGCACAAACAAGATGCCGTTGGTTGCCGCATTAACAACAGACGCAACAATCACTTTAGGATTTGGCGCGGTAGGCACATTCTTGGTCAACCCGCCAGCAACGGCTGGGTTGTAATATAGTATCTGCCCGTCAACCCAAGCTTCAACGCCGCCTGTTGTGTTGACGCCTTTTACTTCACCGAACCAAGTTACATAGCCCCAGCCGTTGTTGGCTATGTTTTGTGTAGCTACACCCATGATGTATTCGCTTTGGGTGGACGTTAAGCCAGTAGCGGGAGCGGCACGCAGTCCGCCGGATGCCCCGACAGTGCCAGTAAACATTACGACTTGGCCTTCAGTGATAGCGGCTGAAGCCTTGACGCGGTAATATGTTTCTTCGCCAACGTGCTGGATGACTGCGCCACTGTCTTCCATGACAATGTTTAGCGTCTTGATAGAGTCGGCATCATCCCAATAGACTGTGCCATTCGCAGCAGGGCCAGTTGGGAATCCGCTAGGCTGCGTGTTAAACTGAAGCCAAGGAATATTGTCCTGCTGAAGCGGGGCCATCGTGCCAAGCTCATTGCGCGGAGTCACCTCAAGACTTTGCTCCAATGCGTTCAGTCGGCTTTCCAAAGACGCCACGCCAGAGTTAGCATCAGATGCCGTATTAATCAGCGCAACAAGTTCAGCAAGCGCAACGATTTGAGCAAGAGCGTCATTAGCCGCTTGGCCTGAATTGCCAGCAGCAATCTCAACGCCTGGGATAATGTCGTTCGTATTTGCATCAACGGTAGCAAATAGATTTTCGAATTGCTTAATCTGCTCGAAGTCCTGAAGGAACGAGGCAAACTGATCCCGTGTCAGACCTAATCTTCTGGGAGCTACAGCCATCAGTAAGCCAATGGCTCTATCTGCGCTTCTAGCCTAGCAAAAGACATATGGGCGTCTGATGTGCCTTGGAAGCGTTGAACGCGCCAGTTACGCATCCAGCCTTGGTGGAACCATACAAGACGCTTTGCTCGCTGCCCTGTCTTACCAGCCTTGATAAACTTCTGTTGGCTCCATGTCTGCCCGTCAATCGAGTAGCTGGTGTTAATCGTTGGGTCTAAGCCGTAAACGACTGCACCTGTTAGAGCGACAAGCTCAAGGTTCTGCAATATTGCGCCGCGACCTTCGTTGTATAGAATGGTCGTGCCGAACTCCCAGCGCACCTTCTGCCCCCAGTGCGTCGATATATCCTTTACCAGATACCCAATGGCGTTGCTGGTAGGGTCGCCTAGCAACCACTTGTCATAGCACCACACGAAGTTCTGAGCGCGATATGGAGCAAAGTCCACAAGGCTGCTTGTCAACGTGAACCAAACAGGCTGGCCCAAGTCCTGCGTTGCAGCAGCGTCAAATACAATCGTGCGATCTGGAAGGTGGATATATAGATGCTGGTGCGCTCTATCGTTCCGTGCTTCAAGCTTTACCCCAGCCAACTGCGCTTCAGTGAATGTGGCCAACAGTTCGTCAATCTCTTGCGTGCTGACCTTATTTGCCGTTGCGTTTGCGCCAAGATAAATCCCTGGGGCTTCGTTGAAACCACTGCCAAGGAACGCAACGTTCTCAAGGAATACGCAGCAAGCGTGTGTGCCGACAACGCCCTTTTCAATCTGTGCGCCTTCGATACGTTGAAACGGGAATAGGTCTCCGCCTCTGTTGTCGAACACTTCGATGGTGTGACGGTTGAGCGCATAGACTTCATTGCGTAGCTTTAGCAGGGCAACCACTGGGTCAGGGTCAACTTCTGACGAACCATATTTCAGCGGGTTCACTGCGAACGGATTGCTTAGGTCTGTGACAACAAGAAACTCGCCATCAGTGGTCATCCAGTAGCCATCAACCCACACTGTATCGAGAACAACGCCAAGGTCAGGGTCGGTGTTCTGGGCCAGCACTTGCGTGTTTATATCCCACAGGAATAGATTGTTGTTCGACGCAATGCCGATATATTCAAAGCTGTAGTCTAGCGTAACGTAATCGCCATCGTTGCCGACATCGCCCAAGATCGTCACAGCGCCGTTGCTGGCAACTGATACGAACTTGGAACCCATGACGCGGTAGCAAACACCGTTGTAGTTTATGCCGCCGCGATCAATGCCAGGGCCAGTGCCGTTGCCGACAATGCCTTCAGCGGGTCGCAAATATCCATTACTGATTCCATTAGCCTTTGGCACAGGCACAAAGTTCACCGGATAGGACGTTCTAAAGTCCGGCCCGTTGTCTGTAAATATGCCGCTCAGGATTGGAATCTGTGTCATGTATATGCTTATTCCAGTAAGATGAATCCGCCATCTTCAAGAGTCAGGAAGTCACCATTCTCTAGAAGAAGCGCACCGAGAACGGGGCCACCGTCTGCGTTGAAATAACGCAAGCGATTCCGAAGGCGCGTTAGCAGAAACATTAGAAGCCTTCACCTGGCATGATGTGGAGCGAACCACCGCCAGCAGGGGCGATGTATGCGATCCGGTCATAATCCAAGAACTTGCTGATGCTTACCTGACCGTTTGGTGGAACCAGATAGTCAGCAGTCGTTGCAGCTAGGCCAACGCCCTTACCAACGCGCACAAAGCACTCAACCGAATTGCGGCTGGTGATGCACAGCGATGTCACGTTCTTACCCAGAGCAGAGTTAGCACTGGTGTTGCCAGGGGTTACGACAATAGCTTGTCCGTAAGCTGGTGCAAATGTTCTAATATCATCCATAGTTTAATTCCTTGTCCACTTAACCTTGTCCGACCAAAAGGCCGCGCTCATTTTACCCTTAGCTATATTCTTCGCGTGCCTAGCTTTAAACGATGCGCGGCGCTTCTTGTTGGATTCGCTTTCACCTTTAGTGGCGGGTGAACCCATTACGCCCTGCTGTCCGAAGCGGATCGTCTTGATCTTATCACCTTCTTTGGCGACAACAACGTGCGACTTCTTCGGATGTGATGGCGTGCGCTTTGGCTTGTTATAGCCTGCGACGCCAGCACGAGTAAGGCGCGAATCCTTTTTCATCCGAAAGCTTACTTCTTTTTCTTCTTGGCTTTGGTCATCATCATTGGCTTGGCAGCTTTACCAGCGGCCTTCTTTGCCATCGCCATACCCTTTGAGCCATAGCTCATTTTTCCGCCACCCATTTTCATTTCAATTCTCCATTAACTAAGTTTAACTTATCCAACACGCCAGATAATGCCGTCGCTGAATACTGGAATTTGGTTTGAACCACCACCAGCAGCGGCAGCGTTGAACGTTGTCGTGTTGCAGTTTGTGATGAATGCACGCGCACCAGTATTACCAACAGCATTCGGCAACTGGTCAAAGCGCACAGGCGTTGTCTGAACCGAAGTACAAACAACAGCGCCAAAGTTTTGCTCAATGAACTGAGTGAATGTTGTGATCGAAGCGCGGCGGGAGTCACCTTGGTTTGGAACATAAAGGACGAGATTGTCGCCCATTGAAAGCTGCGTGATAAGCGGAAGCTGATTGATAGTAGGCATTGATTAACTCCATTCAAGAGGGCCATCAGGCCCAGCATTTACAGGGTCATAAGGGCGATTGACGTAAGGGTTATCCCAACGCCAAGGCTTGTTGCCCTGACCGATTGGCATTGTTGAAGGCAACTGCTGTTCTAGCGGATAGGTTGCGCGTTGCAGCAAGACATTGAAAGCGCCCTTAGCTGATACCTTTGTGTCAGCAGCGACTACCTTACCGTAGCCAGGAGCAATCCGAATGGCGAGGTTGGTGATGATAGCTTCCCATGCACTGTCAGGCACATTGGTTTGTTCGTCTAGGTCGCTGTCTTGTGGGCTGCTTGGCATTGCGTAGCCCAGACGAATGCCCATAGCGTTCCATTCAGCCATCATGGAATCTAAGCGACGCAAAGCAGCTTCTAGCTGTTCAGGCTGAAGGTCAAAGACATAATCTGCCAAGCCTATTTCTTCAAAGGCTGACGTTACGAACTGTCTTTTCGTGTACCCCATTTAGACCTCCAAGGCCGCTGTGATGCGATCTGACAGCGTTATATCAGAAGTTCGTGAATTAAACGATACCCCTAATTCTTTGGCTTTCGATTCTAGTTCCTCACGGGTTGGGCCGGAGACTTCATCAATCTCAACAGCCTTAACCTCTGGCTTTAAGGGGTGAGCTGCAATCAACGCCTCCTCGTATGACGCAGACCAGCCTTTAGCGATCAATGCGTCGAATGCTTCCTGATCCGCAACGCCTCTGTAGGCAAAGCTCTTGCCACGGGGCTTCTTATGTGGGCCAGGGGTGCGATAAACTATCGTGGGAAAGTCTGTCATTTCTTTTTGCCTTTCATTGGCTTGGCAGTCTTTGCAGCGGCGACAAATGCAGCAGCAGTCGGTGCGCCTTTGCTACCAACCTTACGCATACGTTCTGGAGTCTTGCCAGCAGCTTTCTGGGCTTCGATGCGTTTGCGCTTCTTGGCGATATTGGCGTAAAGACCAGCCTTCATTTCTTTGCCTTCCGCTTAGGAGCCTTCGATGGCTTCCCTGCTTTCATGGCAGCATCGCGTGCAACGTTCAGCGCAATAGCGATGGCTTGCTTTTTAGGGCGACCAGACTTTTCTTCCATCTTGATGTTCTTGCCGATGGTTGCGCGGCTGTAACCTTTTTTCAATGGCATTGGTTCACTCCCTAAAGAAGGTCGGGGGGGATGACTTCCAAATCCCCCCCTTCCTATTAGACTTACGTCTGGTTGAAAAGCAGGATGCCTGCCATTTCAGGGTTCGTCATGACCACACCATACAGTGTGTCCAGCGTGTAAAGCGTCTGGAAGGTCAGTGGATCGAACTTCTTGGTCATGACCAATTCGATGCCCTGATCCGTCGATGCACGAAGAACGTCAACGCCTGCGCCATCTGGAACAGCATAGCGACCTGGGAGGAGTTCAATCGAATCCTTGCGCCAGAATGGGTTGATGTTCGAAGCTGCAACGTTCAAGAAGTTGAGCGGAGCAGCCGAAGCAGCTGCAACCAGTTCAACGTTCTTGTACTGCAATTCAGCATCAGTTGCTGGAGCAGTTGCCGCAATGATCGGTGGCGAGATGACCATCGAAGTGCCGTTAACGACTTCAATGACGCGGAACGTCTTGAGTTCGCCAGTCGAACGCTTCGTGATGTGGTGAACAGCTTCAATGCCATCGATTGTGAACGCATCGCCAGCAACAACGCCAGTTGTCGAGGAGACAGTGACGGTCTGATAGCGGTTGTCTACGTTCAGGATGCCCGAAACGCTGTTCGTTGTCGCCTGTGGAACATACTGAGCCTGAGCGCCAGTAGTGTTGATGGTGACAGTTGCAGAGTTAGCAGCACAACGGTTTGCATAGTCAAGCTTGTAGGTCTGGAAGCTTGCGACTTCACCGACGAACGAACGCTCGTATGCGTTAGCCGACTTCGTGCCAGTGAACGAGCGAGTTGCAATCGCCAAGTTGCCAGCCATGCCGTTGTAATCGCGGCTCGACAAAGCGAGGTAACGATCACCAGCCATAACACCCTGTTCGTTCATGATGCTGTCGCAAAGTGCAACATCGTCATAATCGCCAGCAGCGGTAGCTACGTCAACAACAAGCGTACCCTGAGCAGCAGCCAAATCCATAACGGAAAGGTTGATGTCCGAAGCAAGCTTCTGCTTTGCGGAATCGCCCAAACGACCTTCTTGCAACGCATCACGCAGTTCCAGTGCGTTCATCTGCCAAGCAGAGCACTTGTTGAAACCGAGAGTCGATGGAACCGAAAGCTGAGTCATCGTCGAAACGTCGCCAGCAATCGATGTGCCTACAACGCGGTCAAACGACTGAGCGATGAAGGGTTGTGGACGCCAGATGGTGTCGCGTGCGCGCTCCATCGTTACGCCATTGGTGTTGTATACGTTGATGTTCTTTGACAGGATCAAAGCATCGTTGAAGCCTTCAAGGATGTCCTCAAAAGCAACAATTTCTTCTTTCGAAAAAGCGTTAGCCATATTTAATTCCCTATTCTTTCTAAATTAGGTTTTCTTGTTACGACGCTTGTATTCCATGACCTTTGATAAGTCTCCGGTCTTCAAGGCTTCAGCGCGTAACCGCTCAAGTTGTGAATCAATGGAGCCAGACACACGACCACCGCTGGTGATTGTACGTTCTGGCGTGGTTGATGCCCTACGGTTCGTTACTTTCAACTGAGTCTCCAGTTTAGCTACCGCAAAGGCAAACTTCACGGGGTCGGTGATTGCTGCAAGTTCCTTAGCTCGCTTGGTGCTTTTGCCAATTGCGTAGATAAGCAAAGCGGGGTTGTCAGAGCCTTGTAGAACGATCCCTTGTTGCGTTACGTCAAACGTATCTAAAGCCGTAGCTTCAGCTTCGTCATAGTCCCGCACCTTCAGCGATGCTTTCGCCTTCGCATAGGAATCAAGCTTGTCCTGCCATGCTTTCGACTCAGCATCTCGCTGGGCTGCTACATTGGCTTCGGCTGCATCGTATTCGCGTTTATGCTCATACCAAGCAGCAAGCTTTTGTTCGTACTCGTCGGAATCGTAATCGCAACTTTCAAGCGTTGGCTTTGCCACTAGTGCAACTGGTTTGGTCTCAGTTGCTGTCGTATTTAGCTTTGCTTCTAGTTCGCGTATCTTCCGCTCTTTTTCCCGATTTGATTTACGCAATTCACGCACCCAAGCAGGCGCACGAACTTCTTCATCTTGAGGTGGCGATTCCTCTCCGATAGATATTACGACTTCATCTTCGTCATCTTCTTCATCTTGAGTATCGTCGATGGCATTGGTCTCATCATCCGATTGCTCATTAAAATCCGTGTCGATGTCTATTGTGTCGATGTTGTCGTTATCATCCAATTCTGCCGTTTTCATGTTTTAACCCCATTAACTCACCCTAATTGCGTGGAGGGTGGAACCACATTCATACTGGGTCGCAATGCTTCCCCAATCTTTTCAGCAGTCTCAATTGCCGACTTGCGCTGGTCAATGTCGATGTTTGAGATAGTCTCTGCTGTCTTGGCTTTCGTTTCTTCAGAACGTGCCAAGGTGTATTCAGTGTTAGCCTGTGCTTGGATAGCTTGAGCCTGTGACTTAGCGGCTTCAGCAAGCAAGTAAGTGGTCTGTGCGTCTTGCTGCACGTTCGCTTGCGCTTCCATCATCTGCTGCTGTTCTTCTTCCGTTGGCTGCACAACGCCCATCTGGACTAGTTGCTTGCGGAAGTATTCCTTGATGTCCCCAATGCCTTCGCCTTCCATGTTCATGATGGCCATAGCTTGCAGGACTTGCTGGGTTGTCGGGTCAGTGGTGACTTGCATCATGCCTGTAAGCGCACGCACAGTAGCGTCACGGCGGCTGGATGAAGATGGGCCAACGTCAACAGCGACATCAAACAAGGCATCGCCCAGGTTGTTCTCGTAAATCAGTTCGCCTGTTTCTTCGTCGATCTGTGGCTTCATCAGTTCGATTGAACCAACTTCTTCCATAGCGCCGACAGTCTTCATCTTGCGCTTTTCTTCGACGTAAATGTCTTTGGCCATCGATAGCCATATCTCACCGCAGCGACGCACAGACTTGGCCATATTGCTCATGTAGATGAACGTCTGCATATCCAAGCGGGTCTGGATTAGCTCAACAGCCTTGCCGCTGATGCCGCTGACCATCTTGTCGGCTTGCTGGTTGTTACCCAGTATCTCAGCCATGTCTTGCTCAGTGATCTGAAGCAGTGCTGCCATCGCTGGTGGAATCGCTGCTGACTTGGTGTAAGCAACTGGGCCAGCAGCTTGAGTCTCGCCGTTTGGCCCTGTGATTGGGTTGACCAACAGATATGGATAGTTGCGGAGGTTGTCCTCTGCCCACATTATCTGATGGCCTGAGACTTGTTCAGGTAGCAAGATTGGCTTTTCAATGGACGAAAGCGCACTGATTTCACCCAGCTTCGATAGCTGCATATTCTTCAGGCGCTGCGGGTCTTTGGCTAGGCGCACATGGCCCATGCAACGCTCGACGTTATCAACGAACCAACGCTTGCCGTAAACAGGAACGATAGGAATGTTCTTGCCAGCGATGTAGCCCTGATCGTCAAGGATGCCGCCGCCGCTCATGATATACTTGTGAACGCGCTTACGCTTCACGCGCTTCTGGCGCACTTCAACAGTTCCAACAGCAGCCAGTGTTTCTTCCAGCGTTTCGTCTGCATCAAAGTCTGCTTGCGTGTAGCGTTCTTCTTCACCTTGGATGGTTAGAAAGATGCGGACAGTCTCGCGGGTTTCTTCAACGCGGTAGTATTCAGCGACAAACACAACGTCAGGCGTATCCCAGTCGAACTCATACTGGTGAACTTCTTTAGGCCATGTCGTTGGGTCATCATTCCATTCAGCTTTGTAAGCGTCATAGGTCATGGAATACAGAACGAAGCAATACTTTGCGTCGGCTTTGTCCTGGCGCTTTGCATCCAGATCGAAGAACACAGAGCTATCAGCGTCATAGATTGGTTCTATGCGGATGCGCTGGCGTTCATCTTCGTCGTTCTCATCATCTTCGTATGCAGTGCGTAAACGCCAAGCGCCATAGCCACCGCCTACAGCTTCTTCAAAAGCGTTGTCGTATGCTTCTTCTGCGCCGCTGTCCCGTTCATCTGCACGATAGAGACCATTGCAGACTTCGGTCAGCTTGTCGTTTGCTTCGCCATCTTTGCTTACAAAGTCTACAGCGATGCGGTTGTTGCGGTATTCGTTGATGATACGAATGACGCTAAGGTGAATCTTGTTTACCTCGAAGCGTGGTTTGTTTTCGTATTGCTCACCTAATGGGCCTTCCCACTGTGCGCCAGCGATTGAATAGAAGCGTCTGTCCTGAAGGCACTGCAGGCGCTCATCACGGACTGAGGATTGAACACGATCGAACTCTGTCAACGCCTGTTGATGGATGTTCTGGAACCTTTGTTCTTTATTCAGTCGAGCCATTTACCATTTACTCACAGTTGCCAAAGGTTGAACATCGAAAGCCTTTGGTGGGACTGCTCGACGTATGGCCTCGCACGCATAACGTAGCGCGTCTATAAGGTGATTATCACGATCAGCAAGGATTGGCAAGATAGTGCCTGTCAAGGGGTCAGTTTTGTAACTGTAGCACGTTAATTCGTCAATCGTGTGCTGGCAGCGCGGATGGACAACGATGTCGTATGACTTCAACCATTCAACGCCTTCCTCTACAGACTTAGGCCCTTTTACTGCAGCCATAATCTTTGGAAAGCCATGTTTTCTCATGTGGCTGATTGTTTCAGGTCTGGCGCTATCAGCAACGATGGGCCACTTCTCCGACTCCGGCACGGTGAAGAACAGGTCAGGCGTGTCCATGATCTCACAGCCTACACGATACGCTTCGTGATCGACATAGATTGTGCGGCCAACAACATGGCAGCGGATTAGAACAGTCGGGTCAGATGCAAATCCCCAGTCAGCGCCAAAGCGATGTGTTGTGTCCTCTGGCGTTTCAAAGTCCTCTATCTTCCAGTTGCGGAATACACGCGCTTCGCTGTTCGATGCGTAGCTTCCCAACCAAACGTGCTTGTATTTGTCAGGGTCACGCTCTCGATCGTATTCCATCTCCGCTTTAAGCACATCAGGGAACCAAGGATTGTCTCGATAGTTTACCTGTGCAACCACAGCATCAGGTGGTGGCGTTTCA